CTGGATGATGCCGGTGTCTCTGATGTGCGCTCGGAAGGCAGCGAAGATCCGAGACTGCCCGTCGTGGTTCCAGAGGCTGCGACCGGACGGTGTGACCGAGGGCACCGCTCCGGGCTCCGCGTACCAGTGAGGCCCCTGTGAGCCGTTCCGGTTGACGGTGCGGTAGTAGCGCCCGTATCCGTAGAAGACTGCGCTATCGACATCCTCACCATCCCGGAGCAGCCTGCGATCATCGTCTCGAATGATGGTGCCGCCCTTCGCAGTGGCCCCATTGATCGCAGGCTGGAGGTTGCCATCCTTGCCGACCCCATTGACACCAGGCTTCGCCAGCAGCTTCGAGAGTCGCGGTATCCACCCGTGCTCCGCGTCGTACTCCCATGCACTTTCGTAGTGCACGAAGATGAACTGGCAGGGCACATTGGTACGCGGTCTCAGCGGCAGCAAGTCGGGGTCAATGCTCGCAACCGGAGCGCGGCGAAGCGATGCGGTCGAGAGGGTGTGGGTCTTCTTCATGATGGCAACCTCTGGGGTGGTTGTTGTGGGGTCTTACTCGTCGCTGATGATCTGGCAGGCCCGGAGGTCTTCGGCCTCGACGACAGCGGGAAAGATGCTGGCGATGAGGGAGGTGACGAAGTTGCTCTGGTCGCGGCTCATCTCGATCACCATGGCGTTGTTTGCCATGTAGAGCAGGCCGGGGGGCACCATGCCAGCAGCAAGCTGAGCGTTGGCGAGGGTGTAAGCGAAGGCACCGGCACCGAACATGCAGCCGAGGGCGTTGCCACCCGAGGCGGTCACAGAGTCGGACTGGAAGAGCTGGACACCGTTCCAGGTGCCCTTGAACCCAGGACCGCGCAGAGCGAGCAGCTCAGCGGTGGCAGGCACGAACTGGACCGCACCGGCCTCAGCGCGGAGGCTGGCCTGGAAGTTGTTGATCTGCTTCGGAGACAGGACCGCAGCGAAGGGGCCGCCAACGCTCTGAGAGTTCAGAGCGAACTGCGCATCGTACATCGTCGACACGTCGAGAGCGACACCCGAGCCCGGAGTGGCGGTGGATGCCACGGACGGGAAGAGGGCACAGAGCAGGTCTGTGAGGGTGAGGGCAACACCAGCGGTGAGGTTGGCAGCAACCCGGTCGATCTGGATGGGTCCACCGGAGATGGGCACCAAGTCAGTCATGCTGTACTTGCGCGAGTAGCCGACGGGCGAGAGGGTGAACTTGTCGGTGCCGTAGGTGCTGTCAGAGATGCCGCCGGTCGTCTCGTTGGTGCGAGCAGCGAAGGCACCGGGGATGGCGTCCTGGGTGACATCCATGGAGCCGGAGCCCTCGGAGCCGAACGGCACGAAGGTCATGAGCGCGGAGAGATCCGTCGGATCATAGAGCTGCTCAAGGACGAGGTCGGAGAGTACTGCTGCGACAAGGCCACCGTTTGCGGTGAGTCCTGCCTGAGAAACTGAAGCCATGATTTATCTCGGGTGGTTCGGGTTCGTTGTCCGTGTCGCTGGACTTGCGAAGGGGCGGATATCGGACCGCCAGCCGAGATACAGCCACTATAGCAAGGTTAGGAGACTATTCCCCTGCTTTTCAGGCGGGCGAGGGTGTCCGGGTGGATGTCGCCCTGCTTGACGAGCTGCTCCATGTTCGCGGCCATCGCTCCGCGCCTGCCGAGTTGGTTCCGGCTGGCGCTGTATGCCTTCAGATCCACCGCCGCGCCTGGTGCCTTGGGTGCTGTGGTCCCTGCGTTGGGATTGCTGGCAGGCTTGCGCTTCGGCTTGACGGGCTTGGTAGCTGGCTCATCTGGCTTCTCCACAGAGTTATCCGCAGCTGTGGAGAACCACCGACCGAACAGCGGGTCTTCTCGAAGCTCACCAACGAACTCGGAGAATGCCGGAGCCTCGCCACCCTCGGCCACTTCGCTGACAGCATCGGCATACTCGCGGCGAATAGCACGGCGGCCCCGCTTGCTGGTGATGCCTGCGGAGACGAGGTGCATGTCCTGACCATGGCGGGCTGTGGTGCTCTTGAGGTCGGCCTGCATCTTGGCAAGCTGCTCCTGTGCCGTCTTCAGCTCACCAGCCAGCCTGGACCGCTCAGCGGAGACGGCTCGCAGGGAGTCGCGGAGGGATGTGTCCGGTGGAGATGCGACCGGGGCCGGGGCCGGGGTCGTGATGGTTTCGTCGCTCATGTCTGGGGCTCCTGCTGTCGAAGGATGCGGCGAGCCCAGGAACGGCCAGCGTTGCCGCCCCACAATCCCCAGGCTTGCGCCGCTTTGCTGTTCCGGTCGCGTCGTGCTTTAGCGCTGCCGGGTGATGCGCCGTGTCTCGCGAAGAACGAGACCATGCGCTTGATGGTGTCGAGGCTCACTGCCTGACGTGATGCAAGCTGACCTGCTCGACGGATGCCGACCGGTGTGCCTGCTCTCCTCGAAGGGGGCAGGCTTGCACGGATCTCCAGCGCCCGACGGGCTGCGCTGGCGACCGCTGCGGGTGGCTTGTAGCTCGCCATCTACTCCTCCCCGTCGACGATGGCCGGCTGGTCATCCTCGCCACCCAGCTCTGCGAGGATGGAGAGCAGCGCCTCGTCAAGAGCCGCAACATCGACCGCACCGCTGCGGAGCATCTCACGGGCTGCGCCGACCTCGGCCACGGCTCCGGGGATGTCCTGCTCTGCCTCATCGGCTTCAGCGAGCGCAGCGGCCAGCGCTCGCTCCTGCAACTGCTGGTCGACGAGGAAGGTGATAGCTTCCTCGTCGCTGTCGAGGCCGGGATTGAGACGCCTCGCCATGGTCACACGGGACACCAAGCCGAGCGCCGTCTCCTTCTCGACGTTCTCAATCAGCACCTTGCGCTCCTGCTGGCTCAACCCGAGCTGCGCATACTGCACCGAATAGGCGCGCTCATCAGTCGGCAGGGAGGTGCCTCCGTAGGCATTGGCGAGGCGTGCAGCGGTCGCGAGGAGCTGCGCATCGCCATCCCGGTTGACGGGCTCAGCCTTCGCCTGTGCTCGTCGCTGTCCGTCTCGGCTGACGATGATGGCAATACCGGACTGCTGGCCGCCCGTCACCTGTAGGTCGCCAGGGTTGAGGCCAGCATAGACAGCGAGGCGCTCCCCGTAGGCTCTCAGCGCATCCACACCCTCCATCGGGGCCATGCCAGGAGGATAGGTGTCGATGCGGCCAGCGCTATCCCTGGTGCTCTCGAATTTGAGGATGGTCTTTGGGCTCGTGGTGATGGTGTCGACATTCCGCGACCCGGCCAGCGTGCGAGCGCTTCCGGCTGGAGGCTGGAGGTCGATAGAGACCCGCTGAGGCGATGCAGAGTTGGAATAAGCATCCCACCAGGCGGTCCAGCCGACACAGAGGCGGAGCGTACCGCGCACCAACTCCACGCCTGACATGAAGTCGAAGAGCCGGTCTTGCAGGCGCGCATGGTAGAGCACATAGGGCAGGATCGGCTCACCCTGCTCGTCTCGGTACGGGTAGTCCGTTGACTCGGTGTAGGTCGCAGTCATGTCGATCCGCTCGCCATCGACCTCTTCCTCGATGCGGAAGATCGGCGCGGCAGGGTCTCGAATGTCCCACGTCTCGTAGGTCTCGCGCTGCTCACCATCTCGCATGCGGAGGCGGTACTCAGTGAGGCACACCGGGCGGTCTGGTCGGCTGGCGTTCGCCTCGGCCTTGATGACGTAGCCCGGAGACACCACGCGATAGCTCACAGCGTCGGTGCCCTCGTCGGTGCTCCAGTCGAGGCGCATGAAGCACTCACGGACACCTCTCTGAACGAGGTCGCGTTCCTGACACAGCGGCCAGAGCTTCGGTGGCAGAATGGGCGTGAGGTCGTCGGCATCCTCGACACCCTCGACCTGGACCGATGGAGCGTGGTCGTAGGACACCGCGAGTTGGTTCATCGTCGCAAGGAAAAGGTTGTCCGACACATCGGGGTTGAGCTGAAGCTCTGCCGCGATCTCGGGAGCGTAGTCCTTGACGATCTCTCTCTCAACATCCGGCTCATGCCGACCTCTCAGGAGGCGGTCTCGGAGCAGCTGCTCTTGGACGCGTGGGGATCTGCTCAGGGTGCCGTAATAGCTGCTCATTTTGCTGCCATGGTGAAGAGGGTGCGTTGCTCCGACGGACGCCAGAGCGGGGGCTGACTCATCGTAAGGTATTCACGCTGCTGCTTGCTAAACGTGCGCTTCTGCCCGACGCGCTCCCCGGTGATCTCTACCTGGTGCCAGCCCAGCTCGGCCAGCGGCTCAGCCTCGGAGAGGACTACCCACGCGCCAGCACTTGCCCATCGCTCGGCAAGCTCACAGACCGCCTCTCTGCCGAGGTCGTGAGCGTAGCCGGTGGTGTTGACGTAAGGCGGGTCGATGTAGACCACAGAGCCGGGGGGTAGCTGTGGCGGGTCGACGGCGCGGGCGTCGGCGAGGATGGAGGCGGGAAGGGTTGGGAGGGCGGATAGGGCGAGTCCGCAGCCGACATGCACAGGCCAGCGGTTACCCGGAGAGCCGTTTTTTTTGGCGGCAAAACCGCCCTCACCATAGACGCGGTTAGCGCGATTGTACACCCACCTCGCCACCTCACGAGGATCGACAGGGGGTGACTTGACCGGTCCCTCTGCGCGCAGCCGATCCCATAATTGGCGTGGGTTTTGATCAGCCCAATTTGCTATGATCTCCGCCGCTTTGCTCCTCAGTTCGGCGTCTGTGTAGCTGGTCAGCAGGAGGCGGCATCCGTCGTCCGGCTCACAGAGCAGATAGCGGGCGGCACCACTGCCTGAGCGGAGGCCGAGACAGCGGAGGATCGCCGCCGCGTATCCCTGCTTGTTCCCCATTCTCGACACGGGCGGGCGAGCGTTCTTGCCACCGTGGAGGCGGAGAGAGAGTGCGGCTGTTCCTGCGCACAGTTCGGCGAATAGAGGCAGCATCATCTCACCAGCGTTTGAGTAGTGCCGGAGCGGGTGACCGGGCTCAAATAGTGCTCCAGTATGTAGCCTGCGGCATCAAACGGGTGCTTCAGGTTGTCGTTCGCTCCCATCCAGTGACGCAGTGTGTGGATGAGCCGCTGGCAGTCCTGATGCACGTAGAGACGCCCCTCGATGCAAGCGCTGGACAGGATGCGAGCCCGTGCTCTCACCGAGCCCGGTCCCTTGTAGGGTGGCCTCAGCTCGAAGGGCGGGCGACTCCTGCCAAGCTCGCGAGCGATGGCGCGGTTCACCATCTGGTTGACGGTCGAGGCGATGCCACGGCGACCGGCTGAGTTGGAATCGCCGCGAGCGACTGCAATCTGATCGAAGTCGACGCCCCATGGGATCAGCAGCTCCTTCCTCAGCGCGCGGACCTCCTCGGCCTCGGTCATCCTCGACCCAGGCGACCACTCACCGAGCACATAGGCAGCAGAGCCCGTCCACCCGACCAGGTACCAGACCGTATTCCCGACCACCTCTCCCCAGTCCACACCGAGCGCGACCTCTTCGATCTGGAGCGCCTCGACCTCCTCGTCGTCGATGATGTTCATCTCGGAGAAGCCCGGAATACGCCTCGCAATCGAAAAGCCCTCCCAGCGTCCCTCGATGCGTTGCGCCCGGTCGAGGGCGTCAGTCTCCGCAATCTGCTCGTCGATGCTCTGCTGGCTGCGATGCGGGCAGTGCTCTTTGTCCAGCTTGCCGACCAGCTCAAACCAGTCCGGCTCAAGGGCTGCATGCCCCTGCTGGGGATTGCCGCTCACGATGTCCCGCAGCCACTCGACAGGCCGACCGATGGGGGTGAGCGTCACCCAGCAAGGCGCGCACTTGGCATAGCCGGAGCGCCTGAACTC